AGGAACATAAGAAACATCTTTTTCAGATTCAATCAAAACACGGATTGCTTTCTTAGATGGATCAAGTACCTTACTTGCATCAACGGTAATGAACATACCTTTTTTGCCATATTGTATTGGCTTCACCAAAGGAAATACCGTGTCCGTAATCGGAGCATTTCGGTAAGTGCCTTGGAATATTTTTACTTGGTTTGTCATATTTGCCTCCCACAGCAATTATTTAATCTACTCGTATAGTATAACATCATTCTGTAACTTGTCAACCTTTTGGTTGAATTAGTTTAAAGTTCTTTTTGTTAAACTATGCCACTATTATAGCAAGTATTTGGTATTTGTCAACCTTTTTCTAGCACACAAACCGCAATAGTATGAGAATTTGTGTCAGAAATTGTGCAATGTGAAGCAGTTATGTCCTCAGAATCCATGAAATCTTTCAGTTTTCCGAGTGGATTTAGACACGGTTTTCCTCGATCATCTCTCAGAATTTCCATGTTTGACATGATTATATCTCCCCTAATACCAGTACCAAATGCCTTAGAAACCGCTTCTTTGCAGGTAAATTGCTTGGCTAAGTACTTAATTGCTTGGAATTTGTTTAATTCGTGATATATGCCGAGTTCAGTTATGCTTAGAACCTTAGTTGCTAATTTAGTACTACTTTCGTAATCATCTAGTCTGCTATTATCTAAAATATCAGTTCCAATACCATAAATCATGATTTACCCGATTACTATATCTTCCATTCCTGCTGTTCGCAGTCTTGTGATATGGCCTATTTGCCATTGTTTAGTATCAAGTCCTTTCATAATACCTAAGTATTGATTACGCAAAAGGCTGAATTGGTTAGTAAGGTGTGTAAGGTCTATTACATCTTGCTCACTATCTACAAACTTTTCAGCATCTCTACTTGAAAGTTGTCTATTATATGATTCTAGATACTTTCTAAAAGTAACAGATCTTACTTTCCGTAATTCAATATTTAAGTGTTCAAGTATTGCTTCTATCTCTTGTAATTGATTAAAGCGATACTCGGTAATGCCGGGTAAGGCAGAACTAGATTTTTCTAGACTGCCTTTAATCCTGCATTCGTACCTGGCGTCATTAAGTTCTTTTTCAAAGTAAGTAATAGTATCTACAATATTACCTAAATCTCCTACAACTTTATTGTACCACGTACTCATTTACCACTCCGGATATTCGTCGTCATCGTCATCGTCATCGTCCCACTCATTGTATAATGATACAATAGCGGCTTTCATAACTTTGTCGAATTCGTGAGCATTAATTTCTAAATCTGACATATCAATATGCTCTTCGAAAATTCGGAGTAGTCTTTCTGCTTCGTGTAATCTCTCTTTAACCGCAATATGCGATCTGACAGAGTCCCACACTTCGTGCAGTAATGCTACCTCAGGACTCATCTATGTATTCCTCTTCAGTTGGTTCAAACTCATCAGGGTCAATATCCACTTCTTGAACTTTTGGATTTTTACCCCATTCGTCTATAATTACCTGAAGTCTCTCTCCAGTCCACTGTTTCCTGAACTCTTTTATCTCTTCACCTGTAACAGGCGAGATGTAAGAAAGTTTGTTTCCGACTTTGTCCACTATACCTTTGGATTCAAGCATTTCTATCATACCACTGTATGGATCCATGCCAGTATCCCACGGAATCTTGACTTGTACACCTTCAAAAGGTTTACTGTATCTAGATTTCATAACTTTACAAGCCGCTCTTATACCTTGAACTGTTGATACTTTGTTACCGTCTGCGTCTTCTTTTAATTTAAGTTTCTTCATCGCGACAACAATACTACTTGCGTATATAAAGCCTTGTCCTCCACTAATCTTATCATCTGGATCAAACATATCCTGTGATGCATAAGTGTGATTAGTGCAGACTAAGGCTATCGGAAAAGGTGCAATTTGATTAACTGTATTTCTAACTAAGGCTGTTAGTGCCTTAGGCTTTCTACCCATATCTCCTTTCATATCTCCTTTTTCGAATTGTGCTACATCAGTTGGTGTTAATAACATACCCAAACTATCAACAACAAAGATTAACTTTGGCATCTCATCATATTCAAGATCTCCATAGTTTGCTTTGTAGTCTTTCAAAAACTCTGATATTGCTTTAGCAACATCGTCAATCATTGAAACACTAATTTTTAATAGTTTATCAGGTGATGTATCAACATCAAGTGCTTGTAGCCATTCTTCATCAAGTGCGTTTTCTGAATCAAACAACACTACTTGACAACCCTGGTCTTGGGCATTTTTCACAATGTTTCCAGCACAAACAAATGATTTGCCGGAACCGGATTCACCTGCAAAAACACTGACTTTGCCTAGTGGAATACCTCCATTGAAGTCTCCACTTATTAAATAATCGAGTGTGTAGTTGCCTGTGCTAACCCAGTCTTTAGGATCATGAAAGCCTGCACTGATACCAGTGATGCTTTTAGTGATACCCGTTCTGAACTTTGTTAAGTCAAATGGTTTCTGCATGATGCTCTCCTTAAGATGTTGATCTGTTACGAATCAAATTCAGAATGTCATCTGCTGATTTTTTACCTTTATCTGCTTCTACAACTGGTGCAGTTGCCGGAGCCACTGCTACTGGTTCAGCCGCCGGTGCTGGTGCAGGTGTTTCAACAGCAGGTGCTGTTGTTTCTGCTACAGCAGGTGCTGGAGTAGATACTGTTGCTTGAGCCGACACACTAGTTTGTTGAACTGACGCGGCAGGGACTTCTACACCATAAGGTCTATAAAAGTTACCCCATCTTGCAGGGTCATACAACTCACCATCTACTGAAGCCGCAAACATTTCTTTAATTGCTTGATAACTTTCAGCGGTTGGTTGTGCTGGCAAGTAATCACTTAGGTTAAATAACCCATTTGTATCAATTGCCGCTAGTTGAGTTTCATCTAGTGAAGTGTCTTTACGAGCCCAACTTGATGTTGAATAATCAGCATATTGTCCTTTAGTAGTTTTAGTAACTTTAAAGTCACAGCCATTAACATAATCAGTTGGAATATTTTCCATATCTGGGTCCATTAATGCGGACTTAATTATGTTAAAGATCTGTGGTGATATAACAAATCTTCTGATTGGATTCTCTGGTGATTCCTCGTTTAGAGGATTATCATATACAAACCCTTGGAAAATGTAAGAACGTTTTTTCCAATATTTTCTGCCCATGTCTTCAAGACTTGCATCTTTAAACCAAGGTCTAACTTCAGTTAGAACTGGACATGTGTCACCGTACATTTCACCGCAAGGTACTTGTACTGTAACAGGTTTGTTATCTCCGCCCAATACACCTGGGAAGGTGAGACGGATCATTTGACGTTCAACCCAAAAGAAAGTATTGTTAGTTTCACTGTCAGGTAAGAACCTTAGTGTTACTGACGTACCTTCGTCAATGTTCCAATGAGGGAATATTGCGTTATCGGATTGCGTTCTGGAACCAGGCTTGGTTTCCATTGAGGCGAGCTTTGCTCGAATTTCTGCTAATGAGGCCATGATATTTTTCTCCTATATTGCCATGTTTGCCATGTTTGTCACATTATGTGACTGTTGCTATTATACTGCCTAGATAAGAAAAGTCAACCGTTTTTTTAAAATAAGTCTTAAAAAATATTGACGCATTTTTTCTTAACAATTTTATTTATCTTTATACCCACAAAAAACCCACTATAAAGTGGGTAATTTGTTTATTTGTCTACTCTTTAAGCGATATCGATTGCATCGCTATCATATAGTTATGATGTGGGTTGATTATAGAATATCAAATTGCTCTATAAATTTCTCGTACTGGTCTTCTACGCTCTCCGCTACACTTGTAGGGACTTCGTGTCTTTTGTGAGCACCTAATAAGCAACTCTTAATAGTTGTGTATTCGTGCTGTGACATCCTGTCGCCACTGTAGAGCTTCTTACTAATACCTGACAAGTAGTTACCTAAACGAGAATCGCTAACACTATTGCTCATTTGGCTAACTTGATAGCCTAACTTAGCATGTGGTGTAGCAAACTCCATACCATCATTTTCTGATAGTACGTTCTTAAGTGTTACAAATGATTCCATACTTACTGCTTTATCAATATAATTTTCAAATGATGATTTTCTTGATATTGCAGATTTTATTGCATGTGTTACACTAGCAACTTTATCGTCAAAGTGCGTTTCAGTGAATTTGCTTTCTAAATCTATATCATCTTCGAGTACTTCTGTATTCCTTCTATCGGATACATCTTCAACTGCTGTAGCATATGATCTAACACCTGCTAACTTAGTAAATGCTGTAGTAATATAGTTGACATTTTCTATCGCAATATTTACATATGATTCATTTTCCTCGTTGACTAATTTTGCCCTTTTAACATAACGTACGAACTCTCTAAGTTTTCTCTGCTCTGTAGCCATTTCATTAATAGCATGACCAATATTATCAAATGGCTCTCCGCCATTCTTAACGTGTCTTGCCATTGCTCTAGCGGCCTTTAGATTGTTTTCCGCCATTTTAAATCTTTCGTCGCCACGTTGTATAAAGATACTATGTATATTCCTACTTCTAGCACCTCTAGTTTCTTCGTTGACTTCTTTTTTATGTCTTACAACAAGTTTAACACTATCTAGTCCTTGATAACTTGTTTTAGAACTACCTGACATAGCACTAAATCCTTCTCCAATTGATTCGGCTGATCTGGCTTGCATGGCAACTCTCCTGTCGAACTCTTTGCCAAATTCTGATTTTTGAGGTACTTCTGGAATTTTAAGCCATTTATTGACCGGGTCATCAGCGGACCTCTTTGCGTCTAATTTTGCAGTAATTCTTTTTAGTTTTTTTATATTATAACCTTTTCTGACTAAGCCTTTTTGAAATTCGTGTTCCATTTCTTCTTCGGAATATGGAGCCTGGCCCCAGTCGTCATGCTCATCTTGTGTATGTTGTCTCCATGATGAAAACATCG